ACGTCATCACGTGCGTTCGCACATACGCAAATCCAATAAAGGGAGGTGAACGTGAAAAACGCAATCGGAATAATCACGAGACTGATCATTAGTATTAATTTATAATTTTAATCCTAATGTACAGTCTGAGATTTTACGCAATAAATAAAAACCTAAAAGTAAGTAGGATGATACTCATAGACCAGATAGTTCGTTACCTCTCCAAAGATATTATGTTACCGACACGATGTTACGCGACTAAAAAGCAACTCGTGTCTGTAAGGGATTGCTGTGATTGTAAGATTTTCTGTAAGAAACCACCAAAGGGTTCTGTTCCGGCTGTGGTAGTGGTGAAAAAAGATTTAAGATATTTTTGACATGCGCAACTTTTTGATTCCTTTATGTTTCAATTGCCATAGGTGTTCAATGACAACAGTCGAACCTAAACCTGTCAGTATAGGATTATCATATATATACACACCGTACCACATGACAATAAAACCCCATATAAATGCGAGAACATCTGTCACTGGTGACGCGAGATAACTACAGTTTGCTTCCCTTGGAATGGATTTCTCCATCAACACATAGAATGCTGAACCTAAAATTACAGAAAGGGCGACCGCAGATGAGTGATTCATATATTAACAGTTGACATTTTTTATTTTCAACTAAAAATAATTCTAAGCCCTAACTCTCTTCATCCCCTCGCCACGGACGATTGTATCGACACATTTAACTTCCTCTTTCGTCCATTCAGGTGCATCCTGTAAAGTTTTGAATCTGGTATACATTTTCCCCTTACCAGTAAAGTCATATGCAATTAACTTTGTATCGATATCCTCCATTTTCACACCATGGCGACCAAAATAAGGCCAGTTGTTAAAATTGAGACGAAACGTCTTGTATCCGTGTCCATCTTGTTTCACGCGAATACCACCTTCACAAACGGGTTCAGGTTCGAACTCGTAGTGGGGCATGGCGGCATTCATCTTATCGACGATGTTGAGGATGTTCCTCATGGTGAAAGAGTCACCAATCTTGTACACAGGTTCGTCATCGAAAGTGAAAGACATTTTGAGTGTTGAGTATCAGTTGGAATAGGATTCACTTAGGTATTTAAAGAACACAAACGATGACAATTCAAATGAACACTTCTAGTGTTCCCAAAAACGTTTTACACATACTTCAAGATAAAGAACTCTCAATGGCCCAAAAGATGGTGGCATTTAATATGTTCATACCAAATTTACCAACTAGTCCTGAACACGACAAGGCGTATGACGACAACCTAGAGGTTGGTCGCAAGATTAAACGTCTTGTTGACGAGGGGAAGATTCGTATAAATGGATTTGACAAAAATTGTAAACTCAAAATACTCATCGTTTAGGGTATAGTACGTGTCGCTCTAGATTTTCCTCGGTATCATATTGATCGGGGTCAATCGGTATTGATTTCTTTGTCGTATTGTGCGGAGTCTCTGTAAATGTGCGGGTTCGGATGTTTCGTGGGTGGGGAATAAAAAATGTGAGAGTGAGGGACATTTATTAATTAGAGGTTTTATTCTTTATTCTACTCGCCCATTTATCATCTTCACGGAACTTCTCGTGATCAATTTTGAACATGTCCATGAGAAACTTCTTAATGGGGTTCACTTTCTTTGGTGGATCCTCTACGGGATCTCTTTCATCCCAAGTTGGGAATCGTCTCTTTCCCTCACCAGGGGCTTCCGATGGTATCGGGAAGTCATCTAGGTCGGTGCTTTTAGCGCGAAGGTGAATGTGGGGTCTGACGGTAATAGGTTTAATAACTAACATTGTTTTACAAACGGATACTATCTTTAACACATATTTTACAATGAGGAAAACTGATTGTAAAAGATGTTCCAAACGGGGCTCGAACCCGTGACCTTGGCGTGCCTTGTATAGGTATTACCCTACTCATATATAACGTTTTATAAGCACCACGCTCTAACCAACTGAGCTATAGGAACGGTGGGACCCCCCCCCACCTATTATATAGAAACATCAACTTTAAGTAGGTTTAGACAGTCTTTAGAGAATTGGCTGCTAAAGCACCGTTAACCACCTTGACAACAGAGTCACGGTCGGAAATCCAAGATACAACCTCAAAGAGGAGAACGGCTTGTTGGGCCATCACGAGCATCTTAGACGTATTGTCCTTGGGGCTGAAATCACCATACCCCACGGTACTCATGGTAGTGAAGGAAAAGTAGAATGGGTCGAGGAGACTCTTCTTCTTACCCCGAGGAAAACCGAATGCATTGGGGTTCATTTTATCATAGACCATGTAAATGAAACCAAAAAATGCAGTGATACCAGCTAGAATGAACATTTTAGAGAATGCTTCAAGGGCAGCCATTGTTTTTAATTAATATACATAAATATTTTTTACACGGAGTCGGTTCGGTCCATTTCACTACTTTTCCGCCTGGTGGTTGATGTATTTTTTAATGCATTTAACCACCGTGATACCGCGCGTCTAGAACCCGTAAGAGATGCAGCATCGTCATTTACAATAATACTTAGACCATTACATACATCCGGTTTATTCTCTTTATCCGGGAACTGTACTAAGAACGCTTGGATAGTAATAGCTGGAATATCCGGTGAATCGTCGAGAAGTTTGTCGTACTCTTCCCTCGATTTCATAATAAATTCAAGCACACTACCCCTGTGTCTAACCTCAAGTGAAAGTTCCATGTCTATACTTCTATAGAATTTAGACCATTGTACACATTGGGCTGAGTGCGCCTCTGAGAGACTTAAACTTTGACTAAATTTACTAATAGAGGTGAGTATCCCACCGAGTACATTGAGAAATGCAAAAAAGTATTGGACTATCATAATTTTATTTTTGGTATCATTGGAAACATCGGCATTCCCACTCGGATTTAACACTGCAAAACCACCAACACCTGTTATACTCGCTATAATTATACTCGGGTAGGCTAACCAGTCGTTTTGTTTCTTATAGAATAGGCGTGCGTGATTATGCAGCCAGCGATACCCAGCCGCCTTTTCCGCCCATTTTATAAGCAACTTTTCTTGTTTTTCACACCATTCACCCTGTTCGTCTTGTTTAACACTCATGGTCTATTTTACACGGAGACTTTATTCGCACTGTCCCTGGCTAATTTGTCAACTTCCTCATTTTTAGGGTTTCCATTGTGGGCTTTTACCCATTTCCATTCAACAAGTCCCAATTTATTACGCGCTTCATCAATAGCCATCCATAACTCTTTATTTTTAACTGGTGTACCCGTAGAAGTCCTCCACCCATTCTTTTTCCAGTTTATGATCCATACATTTATTCCATTCTTCACATAATTACTATCTGTAAATATGCGGACTTCTTGGATATCTCTCTTTGAGCATTCCTCCAGGGCTTTGAGGATTGCGGTCATCTCCATCTGGTTATTTGTGGTATTAGGTTGTCCAGCAGAGAGTTTAAAGTTATCACTAACCACACCCCAGCCACCACGTCCAGGATTTCCGAGACAACTTCCATCAGTGTAAATCTCATACATATCTATATAGAGTACCGTGTTTTTATATTATTTTCTCAGAAGAATGTATATATATACCGATGATATTGAGATTGATAGGAAGTATATTAGCAGGATGGATGTGCGTTATCGGTTGTCTAGCCGCGTCTGTCTACGCGAGTTTCAACATGAATCTCTATAAGATTATCACCGGAATTTTACGGACACTTTTATCACCCTTCGGTATTCCTGTACCCCGATCGAGAACACTCGAGACGATTTTACGGTGAGAATATTTTTCTTTGTAAAAAGCAAGAGCCTCCGTCATGGGGATGATAGTTGATATGCTTCTACCAGTGTGCACGTTGAGTTGTATGTCGTCGTCATCTTGTGGCGCAATATCATATGGGGCTTATAAATATAATCCTATCGTATTTTTCAGATGGTTATTTCAGGAGGCGATCAAGGGTTTATTGAAAGCGGTCAAAGATATTGCAAAGTTCGCCAAGAATATTGGTAACAAAATAAAAGAAATCGTCAAGGGGGTTATAAGGAAGATTGCTAATTTTGTAAAGCAGGCGATCAGAAAAGTTGCGAGCACTGGTAAGAAGGTGGTTAAGGATGTCGCTGGTGCGGGTAAAAAGGTTGTCAAGCAGGTTGCTGGTGCGGGTAAGAAGGTTGTCAAGGATGTAGCTAAGTTTGGTAAAAGTGCCGTTAAAAAAGTTGCTGGTGCTGGTAAGCAAATTGTGAATAAAGTTGCTGGTGCTGGTCGGAAAATTGGCAATGATGTGGCAGGTGCCGGTAAGAAGGCTGTAAATGAGGTGGCGGGTGCCGGTAAGAAGGTGGTGAAGGAAATTGGAAAACAAATCTCAAAGTTCTAATCATTTTTTTTTGCTACCCTATTATAGATAGGTATGTCAAGTTTTGTTGTCAAACTTGCTGTTGTGATGGCACAATCGTCGTCACTGGCTGCATCAGGGTTTGTCGCCTACACACAATTTAAACCAGCCCAATGGGTCAAATGGTTTTTCACAAAATTCTTACCCAGAAAGCTTGAACAACTTTTTAATTTATTCATCAAATTGATTTTCAACGCCCTCAAGGCTATAAAGAAGGCGCTATTGAAAATTCTCACTACGATTTGGAATGCTATCAAAGCTGGTTTTAAATTGATAAAGAATCAAATTATGGGTATAGCAAAGAAAATAGCTAAAGGTTTCATGATGGTGATCAAAAAAATTGAGAAAGCTTTTACGGATATGTTCAATAAAATTAAGAGAGCTTTTACGAAAATTATAAGCACCATATCGAACGGTGTCAAGAAAATACCCAAACAAATAACGAACGCAGGTAAAAAGATTGTGAATAAAGTTGCTGGTGCCGGTAAAAAGGTTATAAAATCCATAGGTAACTCAGGTAAAAAGATTGTTAATAAGATCGCGGGGTCGGGTAAAAGAGCTATAGGACAGATTGATAGGGGGTTTAAAAATATGGGGAAGGCTGCAGGTAAAGCTATCAGGAAGGCTCCAGCAGAAGGAGCTAAACAAGCTCGACGACAATTCGCTAAATTGTTTAGAATGAGATGATAGTCATATTTATATATCTTGTAATAATAAAACAACAATATGCTTTACGATATTGTTGTTTTATTAGGGATGTCTGTATCCCTCGCTGCATCAGGGTATACAGCGTACCAGAAATTCCAACCATTGAGATGGATTGAGAATTGGCTAAAAACCTTACCCGGGAAAATGAAGAGACTTTTCATGTGGCTATTTAAAGAAATTTTCCGGGGACTCAAGAAGTTGTGGAAGATGATCAAGGGAGTTGGGGGTAAGATCAAGAAAGTGGGTGAAGATATTATACGAAAACTGAAAGCGGGTTTCTTGATGGTGATCAGAAAAATTGAAAAAGGGGTCAAGGGGGCTATAAAATCGATTAAAAAGGGTGGTCAAAAGGTCATAAGAGACATAGACCGTGGTGGGAAAAAGGTCATTAGGAAGATTGGTGGGGCTGTAAATGGGGCTGTTAAAAAAGTTGCTGGCGCGGGTAAGCAGGTTATCAATAGCATCACCAATGGAGGAAAAGCTATGATTAGGGATATTGGGCGAGCCGGTGAAAAGATTTTCAATGATATTAAACGTAAAGTAAACGAAGCAATTCGAAAAGTTGGGAAATTCGCCACAGACGCTATAAACAAGGTGAGGGAACTTTTCAATAAAGCATTCGAAGCAATCAAAAAGGCAGCCTATGCTGTGAGAGATGCAGCTCTCGCAGCGGCGAGGTGGGCAAGGGAACAGGCTCTCGCAGCGGCGAGGGCTGCAAGGGCGGCGGCACAGGCTGCAGCGAGGGCTGCAAGGGAGGCGGCACAGGCTGCGGCGAGGGCTGCAAGGGCGGCGGCACAGGCTGCGGCGAGGAGGGCACGGGAGGCGGCAAAGGCTGCAAAGAAGGCTCTTTCTTCCGCGGGAAAATCGATAAAAAAGTGTTGTAAAAAGTTCTAGCGTTTCTCAGGTTTCACTTTATACTCCGAAGCCTTTTTGGGTGTCTTACATATAGTATCCCCACAATGATCACGATTCTGATAAATCGAATTAATAGATGTTGAAATTTCGTTACAAGACTTCAAATTCCAACGTCCTAACATCTTTTTCTCGGTTTTAAACATAATATCCATTATCTTCTTGAACATTGTCATTTAAAAATATACGACTCTCTTTTTTAAATGGGAATTAGAATTTAGAAGAGTTCATCTTCAACTTCGATTTTAAGTTTACAATCATCTTTCGGGTAAGCCACACATAACATCACATAGTTCGCTTCCACCTGTTCCTCACTAAGGAAAGATTGATCACTTTGATCAATATCACCCCACACCAATCTCGCTGCACAAGTAGAACACGTACCCGCACGACAAGAATAGGGGAGGTCGAGACCCTCCACTTCAGCTGCATCTAGGATATAGGTATCATCATCACACTCGAATGTTTCATCACCTTCGGGTGTAATGAGTGTAATTTTATAATTTGCACGTACGGCTACACGAGACTTTTTTTTGTGAAAACGAGATCGTGGTACAATGGGGGACATAATTTGACAAGTGGCAAGGGTAGACATACTAGTTGAGTATGCCTCGTCGTTTTTAAATAGCATTATTTGTGCATTTTAAAAATGATTTATGATTTAATTTATTACTGTACCGAAACCAACAAATTAGTTGGAGAAGGCGAGGCCTCCCATGCCAGATTGGATGCGGAGGACGTTGTAGTTGGTGGCGAACATGTGCATGGCAGTCGCGGTACCGGCACCCATCTTGACGGCAACCTGCGCGTTATCGATGCGCGAGAAGTTGCAGGTACCGGTGGGCTGATGCTCTTCGGGCTTGAGCGCGAAAGAGTACGAGTACACACCGGGGTAGGGGCAGCCACTGTGGTGGTTGTACGCCTGGACCTGGTTGAAGTACTTACCCTTCTGCTCCTTGAAGCGGTCTTGGCCGTTGAGGACAAGCTTGAAGGTCTCGAGCTGACCCGCCGCCTCTTCAGTGAAGGCGGAGGAACCACCACCGGTACCAACTTGCACCATAGGGACACCCGCGGATGAGGTGGAGACGAACGCGTTGGAAGCCGCGATCGCGCTCTGGTCGGACTCGAGGACAATCTCGGCGGCGAGGTTCTTCGCGGTGAAGTTCCACAGGGAAGACTTCGCGGCGGTGTTGGAGAAGCACCACACCAGTTCCTTAACGGGGTGGTTGTACGACAGACGGACCTGCTTGGTGGCAGACGCATCAACAGTGTCGGTACCAGTGTGCTGGCACTGCTCGATCAGGTATTCGTGACCCTTCTGGGCGAAGCGGCGACGCTCCTCGGTGTCCAGGTAGATGTAGTTGGCCCACACGCGGAAGACGGACTTGTTAAGGAAGGTCTCCATGTCGGCAGCCAGATCGAAATCGATGCGGACTTCGTGGTATTGCAGGGCAATGAGAGGCAAGTACAAACCGGGGTTCCTGTTGAAGAAGAAGACGAGGGGGAGGTACACCGCACCAGTGCCGGCACC